CTCTTCCAACTCGTCAACCATTGATAGTTTCATAGCAGTTTCAATTATATTTCGGCCCTTTTTGATATTAATAGTCTCAAACTCCGGTGCGAGATTTTTGTTGTAAACATTTTCTTCAATCACAAATGGCAAAAAACCATCCGCCTCGTTCTGTGCCAATATGAATGCATCTTCTGCTTCTTTCTTCTTTCTCCTCATTGTGTTTTTCTCATTGATGGACTTTATGGCTTTAATTTGGTCCTCAATCTCGCGGGAAAAATTATTCGCTGACTTTTGAAACGCCATACATATCTCAAGCCGCGCAAGTTCTCGTTTTTCTTTTGACATCTCAATTTTCCTTTCCTATTTCTACAAACACAGGCGTTCCCGCCCCAACCCAAGCTCCAGTGACATTATATTCCATGTATTCACAGGCGTCGTGGTAATCCATGCCATCACGCTTCATCAAAATATGAATGCACCTGTCGTAATCATATACAGCTACATCCTGATTGAATTGACGCCCCATACCAATCAGGGCTTCTTCAAATCCGTCAGCCAATAATGCTTCGTCAGTCATCACTCAATTCCCATCCAAGTTGTTACCGTTATCATCAAGCCGTGGGCCTTCATCGTACAATGCGTATTGTGCAATCATATGCTTTAACCGATTAATCTCTTTTATGAATGTGTCCATCAGCTCAAACCCTAGTTGTTTGTCTTTCCTCAGTTGCTCAATCTCTGCTTTGTATTCTGTTAGCTGACACTCGTACCGACAGATAGTCCGGCCTTCTGTTCTCCTCACTGGTGGCATGAAACCCATGTCATCGGTCCAAACTATTTCTTTTTCGTTGTCCATCACTTATACCCCATTAGCGCGTCAACAACGATTTCATAAGTCTTGTCGTTGATCTCGCGCTCGCTATATTCATCGCCGCTATTGTGCAGCTCGTATATCCGCTGTAGCCCTATGCGGAACCGCGCCGCCATTTTTGACAGATTTTGGATGGTTTTCATGTTTCCCATATCATCATCCTGAAGAATCTTGAGTTGCGCCTGCAACGGTTTAATTTCTTTCAGCGCATCGCTGAATGCGTGCGATGTATTCTTGATTTGCTTTTCCAATTCAAAAATCAAATCGTCGATGGTGTCACCGTGTCCCGTTGCCAGTCCACATCGGATCATCATTTGAGATAATTTTTCGGTGTCATCCATCACTCTTTCTCCTTTAATTTTTTTATTTTTCCTCGAAGCCAATTAACCACAGACAAAAATACCCCAGTGACAAGGACCACAGCGATCAAACCGATAACCAAACCGACAAACAAAAATAGTTCGGCAAAAAACTTCGCCATCCAAAACCAAATTTCATCCATCACTCTTTCTCCTTCACCAACGGAACACCAGACTTGCTATACCTGACGGATAATATTTTAATTAGCCTTTGTTCCCTAAACATTTTCATCCCCCATAAAACTTTCCCCTTCACCATCACTCTTTCTCCTTCAGTGCGGCTTTAGCTTTGGCAATATCGGCTAGAGAAAGTTGGTCATGCCAACGTATCATATGTCGCAACGCTTCCCGCAACCGCTCAATCTCATCAGCCGCTTCAGACCACGGCCCCATAAAATTTAAAGCACGCAACCTGCTTACAATATCTTCCATTACGCATTCTCCCATGCTTCTGGCATTACCAATTCAAATCTGCTTCCGGATCTGCCTTTGCCAACAATGTGGCTTTCCTTCGATAAGTATGTGGACAAAATCTTGACCGCGCCGTTCCGGCGCAATTTTGTTATTTGAGATTTCACGGTGTGCTCGTTCATCCCAAGCATCTCACCCATCTCCTGATATGTGCCTTCAAACCAACTACTCCCGTATCGGTAGTAAAGACCAAGCCACATAATTTTTTCAGGAGAAGATAGCTTGCTTGATTTAATTACAGCCATCTCATGACTCATTTTGAATTTCCTTAATTTGATTTATTTCATAGATCATTTTCTTGATCATATCATCTAATTTCCTGACGCGAATGTCAAATTTTATCGTTTTGGCAAATTCTTTTGCAACAATTAATTTGGCAACGTTTACGTAACTTGGCCGCAGTTTTCTCATTTTTTCCTCCAGAAGGTGCTTAGAAAAATAAAAGCGGCGGTGGCAAATACCACCGACGCCAATAACTCCATAACTACAATTCCAATTGGGTCAGTCATCTTTATCCATCTGACGGTGATACGCATCTTCTAATTCTTTTTCTAAACTTATGTCTTCATCGTCGTCGTTTTTAATTCTCTTTGAAAAAAAACCTTTCTTTTTGGACACTTGTGGCATATTTGCAGGATCAAGCCTTAACTTTGATACAAGGTTTGGAAAACGTTCCCCGTCATCATCAACACCTGTCGGATCTCCTCCAACTTTAATCTGTTCAACAGCGGTTGCGATGTCACGCACTACCGTATCGGTGTCGCTGTCGCAGTGCATGGACGCGAGAGTGGCGTACCCCGCCAGATCGTCCCAGTGGTCTCTGAAGTGCGGGTTGCCACCAGATCCAAGGCGACCAAACTTGGACGCCATAGAGTCCAAAGCTTCCTTCTGGGTGTCGTTCATCTCCTTCCACCCAATGGTGTCCCGCATAAGTTCACGAAACGTCTGGGCAACACGAGCAACTTCTTTGAAGTCACCATGCGTCTCTTGTCTTTCACTTAAAATTTTAGCTACTGTCATATCAAAGCATCCTCTTGTTCAATTTCTTTTTCTACTTCGTCGAGTACCTCTACCCAGTCTGAGACCACGTAAAGCCTTTTGTGGACGACGCCACCACCAAACCCTTTCAGGTGCTTTTCTAACGTGGTGATTTCGTTCGTGTTGTGGACAAAATGCGATCGACGCACAACGTTGCCCTTAACCTTGTATTCAATCTGTATTGCCCATACCGTTGTCATTGGATTGTTCCTTTATTTCTTTCGTACTCTCGGCACGCAATAATACCCTCTTTGGTTATTTTAATAATTTCATCTGGATCCATTTTACTGGCCAACATGAGCGTGACATAAAAGCTAAGAACCGTCGCCTGAAGAACAATTGCTTTTTCCAGATCGTTCGAAATTTGCGTTTCTAAAAAATCAAAAGCGGTCTTTTTAAAACTATCTTCAAGAACCGCACAATTTAACGCTATTGATGTCGCATCCATTACGCTACCTCCTCTTCCTTAAATGGCGACCAACAAATGCCGCTCGCGATTAACAATGACGCTGTGCGCCCATACCACCCCTGTAGAGACCATGCGGCCCCTGTATCGATCAGACACTGCCATGCGTCTGCTAACAAATCGTTATCGTCGCAACCCTCTTCAATAAGTTGCACTGCTTCAGAAATAGTCATTTTAAATCTCCTTTGAGTGAGTGGGGGCCGAAGCCCCCGTTGTTACGCGGCAAGTGCTACACGAGGCTTAACATCAAGGACTGGGTAGATCTTGCCGTCCTTCTTGCAAGCGTTGAGAACTTTCAACTGCTCGACGGTAACACCGTGCTCGGCAAGAGCAACCTCGTCCACAACCTTGGTGGCGCGAAGGTGAACCTTCACATTGTAAAGATCTCCCTGAATTAATTCTGCGCCTGTGTTAATAATCACGGCCTTGAGTTCCTCAAGCTGATCATCAATTTCGTCGCGTTGAGCCTTGAGGGTCGCGTACTGGTCGGCGAGAGTAAAATTGGTCATCTTAAAATCTCCTATTTAGGCGGAGCACCTCGCCCCGACAAAGATATGTATAAAGAGGTCTTATTCCTTATGCAAGCACTTTTTTATCTTTTTTTATAATAATAATAAGTCTTTGGAATATAAAGGTTTTCTGGCGTTTTTTTGGAACATTTTTTTAATCTTTCTAAAAAAAGATGGTTTTTTTTGTAAGGGAAATACAAATATTTGATTCGCACCCCTCGTGCTGATGGTTATTTTGAGCATCTTGATTCCTCTAATAATTTAATAGCCTCTTCGCACCCTCTGGCAACAATCACGATGTACCCGATCCGATCGAGGTACTCGTGCCAACTTTTTTGTTCCGGTGCGACCACGCCGCCGCTCACCCTCTTCATCTCGATCCACGTCCACCACTCAGGTATAAAAAGGTCTGGAACGCCGCGGGAAACGCCTTCGACCTTCATTCTGGCGGCTGATGACAGGCTCCGGCTCCCCCCGTTAGGGATGGCAAAGATCCGCACATCCCCTTTGTTTTTTCGAAACCAACTCACGAATTCTCGTTGTTCTTCATGCTCGGTTTTCATTCCATTTCCTCTTTAAAATGCGATAGAACTTCCCGTCTTTCCGATATTCAAGTTCCCGCGGTGGCGTGCCTTCATTGAGCACCAACGCTACTTGCTCCAGATATCTTTGATCAATAAATTTGTCAGTTGGTACACCCGCGGCTCTGGCAATCGTCAAGATCTCTTGCGTTGCCTTCTGACCCGCGTATCCATCATGGCGAACAGGAAAATACTCAGTAACCGGAGGATCCGAATAACTGCCGTAATAAGTTGCCGACAGCATCTCCTTACCACTTGTTTTACTAATATGCTTGCGCCAAGTCCAACCAGTGACGTCCATATCCTGACCATCGATACCCATGATATCAAGATTGTGCAATTCCATTTTCTTGGGCTCGGCAAACGGGAATGAAGCTCCACAACACGTACACTCTCGAGCCGCTATGTGATTAAGTTCATGGCACTTTTCGCAAAACTTCATCGGCACCTCGCCGCCCCGCGGAAATTTGCCAGGCTTCGGTGGTGGGACGACCGCCGTGATCGGGCCGTGCTTTTGCACGACACCTGCAAAGTCCAACACCAAGCAATGATCAGTGTGAGATTTTAACCGCATGCCGCGGCCTGCCATCTGTAGATATAGGCCAGGCGACATCGTTGGGCGCAACATAGCAATCAAATCAATGTCAGGGTAATCAAACCCCGTGGTTAAAACGTTTGCGTTCGTAAGTGCTCTAATTTTTCCGGCCTTATACTCTTCTAAAATTCTTTGGCGTTCTTTTTTAGGTGTGCTCCCGACAATACAGGCTGATGAAATTCCATGATCTTGTAAGATCTCAGCAATCCGTTCCGCATGATGAACGCCAGTGCAAAAAAACAACCACGCTTTTCGATCTCCGGCACGCTCGATTGTCTCTTTAACAACGGCCTGATTATTTTCTTCCGTATCAACAACAGCTTGAAGGTCTGCCTCGATATATTCACCGCCACGCTTCTTTACCCCGCTTGCATCTAGCTTCTGCACCGTATGCTTGCTTCGTAATGGCGACAGCCAATTCATATACACCAATGCTGAAATCGTCACGGGCTCAAGTAAAGCATCGAACAGTGCAGGCTTGTCAGTAATTAAACCATGCCCCATCCGATACGGAGTGGCCGTCAGTCCGATAACTCGTAAGCTCGGGTTGATATTCTGAAGTGCTTCAATAAACACTCTGTACATTCCCGTCTGCGAGTGGTTTACGAGATGGCACTCATCAATGACAATCAAGTCTATATGGCCAATTTTGTGAGGAATCGTATGTATCGATTGGATCCCCGCAAACGTAATGTTTTGGCCTAATTGCTTTACGCCCATACCCGCGGAGTAAATGCCCAATGGTGCGTCTGGCCAATACGCAAGCATCTTATCCGCGTTCTGCTCAATCAGTTCTTTAACGTGCGTCAACATCAGTACGCGGGTCTCTGGCCAGTTCTGGATCGCGTCTTTGCATAAAGCCGCCACAACATGACTTTTGCCACTTGCGGTGGGCATAACCAAACATGGGTTGCCCTCATGGAGCTCAAACCACCGATATAAATCATCAATAGATTTCTGTTGATAATCGCGTAACTTCATGATCTTTCTCCTTAATTTATCCTACAATTTCTGCGCCTGGGAATGTTTCTCGCACCGCCTTGATGATTGGATTGTCACTTGCGCATCCTGAAGGATTCGCGAGGATCTCCTTACTGCTAAATACACGCACGTCCGGCGAACCGTTTTGAACGTCTTTGCCGTCAATCACGTAAACTGCTGACCACTCGTTTTCTCCGGCCTTGCGTTGCCACGGGACCAGATCAGGGTGCAAAACGTGTTCGACGCATCCCTCATGCTGAAAATCGATCGGGATCTCCGCCGAGTCATTAAGCTCGCACCGCCAAGTGCTGTCGTCCTTTGCCGTGCTGTGAGCGCACGTCCGGCAATTCACATGCTTGGTGAGTTTGGTCTCATGGCAGAATTCATGGGCGGGGCAGAACCGACACTGGAACCATGTCGGATCCGTCGTTATTGGCGGAGGCATGCGATCCTCGAGCGCAACCCTTTTCGCCCGATTGATCGCCTTCTCCGCAAACTCTTTGTCGTACTTCACCCGCTCGGTGTGGATGCGGTCGTCGTCCTTACAAACGGCCACATAAAGAGCGCGATCGATGCCCGTACCATGCATGTAGCCTTGCATCTGAGTGTAATGCAGAGGCTTAGACTTCTGCACGCCGTGTGCCACCAGATCGTTAAACGACTTTAAACTGTGCGTTTTGAATTCGGCAATATGCTTCTTGTTTGGTGCCTCCGGTACGCCGCTCGTAATGATGCCGTCGATGCTACCTGATACATGAGAACCAAAATCTACCTTCTCTTGATAGCCGTTGGTGCCCATGACAGCGAGCCCTGCATCGCGAAGATCCTGAATAATGCTGATCTCTTCTTGATGACCGCGGCGGAACAATCGCAACAGGCGACCGGAAAACTTTTCTTGCACCGCCCATCTGAACGACAGCCAGAGCCTTCGATCGCACGGCTCGCCAATCATCGAGACGCCCATATGAGGCCGCGGCTTGCCTTGGCGGCTTTCATGCGCCGCATCAATCGCCTCTACAAGCCTGTTGGTAAATTCTGGGATCTCAACCACTTTTATTCCCTCTCACAATAATTTCATTTGAGTTTCAACATCGCCGGACGAATCGTATCGTGCGCTATCACCCTTCGGATAGGACGAAACGGGATACTTTAATGCTGATTTCAGTTCTTTGACCTGTCTCTTATTCCCAACAAAAAAAACGTATCGATGCTTCCGGCTCCTCTCGACCAACGTACCGTTCGGATCGAAGCCCGTCCGCGGGTGGCGATTGTCGCCAACGCTCATGCGGTCGTTGCGTTTCTTGCTCAGGCCCGTGTAAAGCCAATTGGTCGCCTGATAGATATATCCAACGTGCCCTTGAGCCGTGTCAGCGAAAGACACAACGATCCGAGGTTTCGGAAGCAATCGCAAAGATCTGCCAACCAGAATGCTCGCTTGGTTCTTCGCGTTGTCGGCCAGAACTAAACGGTTCAGCTCCAAAACATTCTCAACATGCTCAATACCGCAAACACCGACGCACAGCGGTCGAGATGGCGGCGACCCGTATGTCACAACCCCAATCAAGGTTTGGTCGTCAAACAGGCCGTAGGCATGGCTGATAGGCGGCATCCGCTTGGCATAGTGCTTATGCAACACCCACTGCTCGCATTCCCACGATTGAATTTCATTCACCGTGATCAACAGATGACTTTCTCTGTTTAATCCGAAAAAATCCTTCCAATTCCGGTTCCTGTTTCATCAACAGGCGACTGTATAAAGCTCGGTGGTTGTTGCAGAGTTTGAACACCGGATCGTTTGTTGTCATGGCTCTGTGATACCGGATAATCTCAAAGATCGCCCCAATGCCATAGAAGTCTCTGCCAGACCTCTTTATATCCAATGCAATTTTCTTGACCTCCTCATACACATGAGGGTTGTCCATGTGAAAAGCTAAAAAAGCCAACTCAATTTTATCTTTATCGTCCATTGTCATCCCCTTTTAAAAAAATGCCCCCCCGAACACCCCTCATGTCGGGAGGGCTTCTCAGGTTACTTCTTAGCCCACGGCGGTGACGCTTTACTCGTTGCCGCGGTAGTGGACTCAGAAGTCTCTGAAACCTTCGGGATCGATGCGCCGCTCACGCTCGACCATCCTTTAATATCGTTTTGCTCGCCATACTCTTCAGACGAGCGAACCACCAACTTGATCTTAAGACGGGCACCAATCAATTGGTCGGTGTTGTTGACCTTTGCAATGCCGATCGCGGTCATCATCTCACCCAACTGTTGGCGACCAATTTCCTCGGCCTTTGGGTTCGGGTTCTTTATGTTAAAGTTCCCAAACACCACGCGACCTTGATGCGTCGGGCCCACGATGTCATAGCGGATCTTGATGTACTGCCCAGTACCCGCCTTGGTGTCTTTCAACTCGGCCTGAGTAATTGTCGCTTCATAAATGTTCGGAGGCAAAGCCTCAAAATTGTTGCTGCCTTTTGGAAGCGTGTCGAGTGAAAATTCTTCGTTCAACTGCATAATATTAACCCTTCTTGCTGATTGTAAATGAGGGCCGACCGGAAGTGGTCAGAACACCCTTCGATAAAATGCGGGTGATCTTCTCATCCGCGGATTTCCATACCGCCACATTAATCTCTGGCTTCCACCGAAACAGGCTTTGCAAATGCTCAACCAGTCCGTTCTCCGCGGCAAGATCTTGAATTTTGTCGGCATCAACCTTGCGGTTCAAACGGCCAACAATCTTTACTGAGTACTCTCCAACCTCATATGAATCCGTCCCCTCTTGATCTTCCTTGATCGACAGGATCTTGATCAGTTGGTCTTCGATATCGCGACGAATCACAACCGCATTCTTCTCGGTCTCCTTCGCCTCAATCCAACTCTGCGCCAATGGCTCAACGTTCGACGTCATTTGGCACCTATCTTTGCAATGATCTCACCAAGATCAGGGGCTTCCCACGCGCCGAGCTTTCCACTGCGGTCCTTGGCAAGCCATAGCCCGTCGCCGTCGCACATGAGAGCCCTCTGGGACGCTCCATCGGCATCCTTCTCAACGCGAAGCGCGAGCACCTCGTCAAAGAAGTAAGGCAAAGCCTGACCCGTCTTATTACCAGGCATGCTCGGGGCATATGTGACCCGACCCATCTCGTCTTGCGTCTTTTCCAATTTCGCCGACATATATACATGGCGATCGGGAAGGTCGCGGAACGCCCGAATCACGTCTGACATTTTCTCTTGCATCGCCCCGTATGCTTGGCGCGGATCCTTAGCAATCTTCTTCTCAGCGTTCAACACCACCTCGGCAATCTCGGAGATACTATCAAGCGCAACTGAGCCGTAGCCTTTGGCTTCCTCGGAACCAGTCAACCACTCGTAAGCCTCCATGAGATCATCCATGCTACCGATCTCAATATATGGAAGATCCGCGTCCTGAATTGATAAGAGACCGCCTTCAGCCGAAAGAACGATCGGCTTTGGTAACGTCGTTATCAATGTAGTCTTTCCGGCACCCGCTTGCCCATAGACAAGCAGTTTAACGCCGTTGGCAGACAAGCCGCCTGTTGTCTTTAAATTTATCGCCATTTACTCACCTCTGTTTATGTTCGGTCGGACAATCCGTTCGAACAACACTTGCAATGTAGATGTGATTTGTGCATATTGCAACCCTTGGTTAAAAAAATTTAACGGGAACCACAAAAAAATGACAATTACGGACATTGACGAACTTCGCCGGACATTGAGAGTCTTCAACATACAAGCTGTTTCTCG